TGGAAATCGTTTTGCCCGAATGTGAAGATGAGGTCCAACAATGTGGCGATGCCGAACCGCCGGGCTTCGATGACCCGGGCGGTCGGAACATCGACGGGGCGGAAGTCGCCAACCGTCGAAACCAGATGAACCAAAAATGTCGTGAACATCGTTCCTCCAATCATCGATCGATCGACCAAATCCCCGCCGGCGGCCGCCGGCGACCAAACACCCGCATCAATTTTTGGTATCGTTCATTGACCTCCATTTCGTTCGTTGATCGTTTCACCGTATCGTTTCATCGGGACCGTTGGCCAATCGGTTCATCACCGTGCCGCCGGGAGCCGGCGGTTGATCGGCCGAACTGAATCGGGAATCCGTGATCGGTGTCGTGTCGTGGCGTAGGTGATGGGCATCGCCGTGTCCGGTTTGGGTTGTCCGTCCCCGAAGGGTTCGACCGCCCCGCCCGTCACCGTTATTTGTCAGGGTCCGTTCCGCCGTTGGACCGTCCGGGATCGCCGGCCGGCCGGAACCCCCGACCCCCGCCGGGGGTCGGTGTTTATTACGCCATCATCTTATAGTAAAAAAAAATTCGTGTCAAGGGCACCGGACGAAAATGCCGGTTTTGTAGGATGCAAACTGTTGATTATATGGGGATAAAAAACCTTGAAAAACCTAGTCCGCCTACTTTTCCGAAATCGGGGATTTTACCGGATCATCCGGCCCGTTCGGCCAATACTGATTCGACCCGGGCGATGTCATCCGGCCGGTCAACCGCAACCGTTTCGTAATCGACATCGACCATCCGGATGTCCCAATGGCGCATCCACGGCCGTTGTTCCAAATCCGTGTCCGGCGGCATCGTCCCGATTTGCGGCAGGATGTCCAGCCGGAATCCGTAAACGCCGATGTGTTGGCGGAAGTGATCGAACAACGGCAACCGTGTGTTCACCGTGCGGCCGAAAAACATCGCCGTCCCATTGTCCGTGACCAACACCTTGACCCGTGCCGGGTCGGCCAAATATTTCCGATCGGACGGTCGGAAACACAATGATGCGATCGTCGCCCGGGGATCATCGAACACGGTCGCCAATCGGTCCAACGATTCCGGTTTCAATGTCGGTTCGTCGCCCTGAATGTTCATCACGCAATCGCCCGGTTGATTGGATAACTGACGCATCGAATCGAACACCCGTTGCGTTCCGGTCAGGCAGTCGGCCGCCGTCACGATGTAGGGTAGTTTTTCCCGTTCGCAATATTCGATGATTTCCCGATCGGCCGTGGCCACATAATACGGATAAATCCGTTTGGCCGTGGCCACGATGTCCACCATCCGTTCGATCATTGGCCGGCCGCCGATCATCGCCAACGGCTTTCCCGGGAATCGGATCGAACCCATCCGGACCGGGATGATCCCGATCATTCGCATATCGCCTCCCGCACACGCAAAATGGATTGGATGAATGCCGGCAGTTCCGCCAACGGCAACGAATTCGGGCCGTCCGATTTGGCGTTGGCCGGATCGTCGTGGACTTCGACGAACACGCCGTCCGCCCCGGCCGCCACGGCCGCCCGTGCGATGGTCGGGATGAACATCGGTTGGCCGCCGGAACACCCGGCACCGCCGCCGGGCTTTTGGACGGAATGGCCGGCATCGATGATCACCGGAACGCCCAACGATTTCATCGCCGGGATCGATCGCATATCGACGACCAAATCCCGGTATCCGAACGCCGTGCCCCGTTCGGTCAAAAACACGGGTTGGTGTTCGTGGCCGTTCCGGCGGATTTTTTCGATGACGAACCGCATATCGTCCGGGGCCGCCGATTGCGATTTTTTGATGTTGATCGGTTTCCCGGTCCGGGCGGCCGCCACGATCAAATCCGTTTGCCGGCACAACATCGCCGGGATTTGGATGATGTCCAAAACCTCGGCGGCCGGCCCGGCCTGTCCGGGTTCGTGGATGTCCGATGTGACCCGGGCACCGGTTTCCTCACGGACCGTTTGGAGGATTTCCAACCCCCGCCCCAATCCCGGCCCACGGAACGAATCGATGGACATCCGGTTGGCCTTGTCGAACGATGCCTTGAACACCCAATGATGGGACGAATCCGGACCGTTCCCGATCCCGGCCCGGAAACAAATCTTGTGGATTTGGGCGGCCATCCGGACGGCGTGATCCTCGGATTCAATGACGCACGGGCCGAAAATGAAAATCATTCCCACCACCGGAAAACGATTTTTCCATCCGCCCCATCGCCGGCAACCGGGCCGGAACCGGCATCATATCCGGACCCGCCGCCTCCGCCCCCGGGATTCGATCCGGGATTTCCGTCCGTATCATTCAACCCGCCGTATCCGCCCGCCCCGCCGCCCGCCGGCGCAAACGCCCCCGCACGGGTCGTGGCGTTGTTGCCGTTGGCCGCCGTGCCGGCCGATGATCCGCCTCCGCCGCCGGATGTGGATGCGGACACCGCCCCGTGGCCGCCCGAATATTTCAAGTCGCCGATCCCGGTTGCGGCCGCCCCGCCGTCACCGTAGGTGTTATCGATCGTTGAACCGCCGTAGTCGGCCCGCAGGATGCACACCGCCCCGGGCAATCCCCAATTCCTCCACACCTCGGTGTAGGTATCGACCGAATGGCCGGACGGCCCGATGATGTAATGCAACGATTCGCCCGGGGTCACGGCCAACGCCGTGTGCGAAAACGCCCCGCCGCCTCCGCCGCCTCCGCCGACGAACGATTCGAATTCGCCGGATGGCCCGCCGCCGCCGCCGTGGCCCCAACCGTCGATTTCCAACCAATACACGCCGGTCGGGACGATCCAATTCCCTTCGGCCGATGTGTTGCCCAAAATGGTTTCGGTTTGTTCAACGCCGGATTCCGGGGTTCCGGATGGCGTGATAAATTCCGATGCGGATGCGGACGGCGACAGGGATGCGGATGGCGTGACCGATCCGGATGGGGCGACCGACCCCGACGATCCGGATGATCCGGACGACAAGGCGGTGACCTCGACCTTGTATTCGAAACTTGAATCGTTGATTTTGATGTCCCGGATGATCCCGATCAATTGGACCCGGACGGCCCCGGAATCGACATTGGCCATCGTCGTCGGTTCCAACTCCAACCACCACGACACGACATCGCCCATTTCCAACGGCACCGGGTTGGCGAACAACACCAATGCGTCATACCATTTCGGGTCTTTCAGGGCGGCCAAAATGGCGGCGGCGATCGCATCGCACGATGCCTGATCTTGGAACAAATGGTTCGAAATCGTTTTCGTTTTTTCCAAATAGGTCGTGATCGATGTGGTGTCGGATGCCTCGCCTTTCCACCGGTCGTTCGTTTTGTCCTCACGGGAAACCGGATACATCGCCCGTTGGATTCCTTCGATGACGATCCGGTTCCGGATCAATTTCCGTTCCTGTTGTTCCGACAAATCCCGGATGTGGCCGGGTTCGGTGAACGCAAAGTCGACGGCCGTGGCCGCCGGCAATGGGTTGAAATTCGGCTTGCCGTCATATTCGAAATAAAACCGGTAGTTGACCCGTTCGCACGCCAATGTGATTGCGTCGATGGCGGCCGACCCGGTGTTGAAAAACACCCGTGGGATGGTCACGCCCGTGGGCGTGTAATCCATATCGGCCAATGCCGCCGCCCGGTTGGCATACAATCCTACGAACGCCATCAAATCGGCCACGACATTTTCGATGATTTGGTCCGTGTAAAAATACACCCGGATGTTGTTGGTGCCATCGTTCAACGGGATGGCATCATCGATCCAAAACAACCGGCCGTTTTCGTCGTAGTGCCAACCCGACCCCTCGTCGAACCCTTGCCAAATCGGGTCGCCGTCGATCGTCACGAAATACGGGCCGTTGCAAAGGTCGGGCAAAATGTATCGTTGATTGAAATACGACGACACCTTTTTCAAACTGAAATTGTCGATGCGGAAAACGCCGTCCCGCCGCAACCGGCATTTGACCGTGACCTTGATCGTCAGATTGCACGATTGAGTCGCCGTGAAATACGACGAATAATTCGACCACGCCCCATCGGAGGTCAACCCCGTCACGCCCCAAATGATTTCGGTCGGCCAACCCCCGCCGGGCGTTTTGTAAATGGCGACCTCCAACGATGTGAAGGTGTCGCCGATGTATTGGCCCTTGTAATCGAAATCGATGAAATAGATGTCCCCGGTCGTGACGGCGATCCCGGTGTCGAATTTGAAATATGCGTTGATTGTGCCCGTTGTGTCGCCGATGTGTTCGAATTGGCCGGCCCAAGTGGATCCTGCCCCGGCATCGGCCACGGATGCCACATTCGAATAGGCATCCCATTCGTCCCAATTGGTCATATTGTTGGCCTCGGCGGCCGGGTCCATCGCATCCCCGTTCGTGTAAAGTTCCGCCCCCAACACCTTTTCGGATTCGACCGAATCCAAATCGACATACGAACCCCAATGGGTCGGGCCGTTGATCCGGGGATAAAAATCGGAATCGCCCGACGACCCCGATCCGGAAATGTCGATGCCGTAATCGTCCCGCAACTCGGTGTCGGTCAACAACCGCATATAATCGACACCGGAAAGTTCGACGGTTTTCGATCCGTGGTTGAACACGGGTTCGTCCATAAACCCGATCATCCGTTGGTAAAAATGTTCGACCCCGGCATAAACGCCGCCCACGGAAATGCGGACTTCACGGCCGGTCGTCAACAACCCCGCCCACACCGATGTCGGATGTTGCGGATGGAATATCCCGTTTTCGTTGTCCAATGTGGCCGACCACGATCCGGCCACGGGGTCGATGTCCAACGCCGCCCCGGCCAACGACAACGAAATCGTTTTCAAATAATTTTTGCCGCCCGACCCGCCCAATTCGCAAAGGTTTTGCCACGCCGCCCCGTCCCACACCTCGACCTTGTGGACGATGTTTTGGACGGGTTCCAAAAAATCGGCGGAGGCGACACCGGCGAACGGCAACATCAGACGACCTCATCCAATCCCATCGACAGATTGAACCGGCACGCCGCCACGGCGGCCGATCCCGATCCGCCGGGGACGGATGAACCCAACTTCACGATCGGCGTGTATTCGAACGATGTGATCACGACCGTCCGCCATTCCGCCGATTCCCAATTGTTTTGAAAGTTCAACGAATCGTTGATCTCGTTCAATGCGATCATCCGCATCATTTCATCGTAGGTCAACATTTCCCATTGGAGGGACCATTTGCGGGGATGGCGTGATTTGAAATTGAACCGTTGGGCACCGTCGATCATTTCGGCCTTTTCGACCTGTTTGGAAAAATCGATCGGCAACGCCGGCGATGCGCCGTTGATCCACCGGATCGGGGGCAACGGTGCCCCGGACATCGTTGGCCCCAAATAGATGTCGGCCATTTACATCCCCTTGCCGGACCGGCGCAGTTGGGTTTCGATGACGGCCATCAAATCCTCGCCGGCCGATTCCAAATCCCGCCGGGTCAATCCCACGGTCGTGATCAACGGCGAATTGATGTTGACGGCGATCGACGGCCCGCCGGCCGTGGCGGCCATCGGGGCCAATGTCGGGACGGCCGTGAACGGGTTGAACTTCATCGCATTTTGAACGATCCGGACCAATTTGGCTTCGGGCAACAAATATTCCGGGCCGGCCTCGCCGACGATGGCGTTTTGGATCACGGTCGGTTTTTCGAATGCGCCGCCCTCGGCGAATTTGGTCAGTTTCGAAAACAACTTCGACACCAATGCGAACGCCCCGGCGGCCAAAATGATGTTCAACGGGAACGGGATTTTTTTGAAAATCGACGAAATGAACGCCGCCACGGATTCCATCTGTTTTGCGATGATCGACTTTTTCGAAAACAACATTTCCTGAATGACCAATTTGCCCATATCGGCGATCATCTTTTTGGTGATGTCGGAAAAAATCTGCCCCATCGATTTGTCGGCGGTGATGATTTCCCCGAACCCCGAAATGATGTCGGCGAACACTTGGTCGGAAATGCGTTGGTATTCCTCCAATTGGGTCCGGGCCTGTTCGGATGCGGCGGCGACCAACTCGGCGGCATCGGCGTTGAATTGGTCGAGGATTTCGATCCCCGTGCCGGCCTGTTCCTCCAACCCGCCCAAATCCATTTCGATCGGGATTTCGACGATCGTTCCGATCCCCGTTTCGAAATTCAATTGGTCGATGACATCGGCGATGTTTTGGTCGGCCATCTTTTGAAACGCCGCCCCGGCATCGATGGCCTGTTGGGTCAACGCCGTCATCGGCGGCATCGCCAATGTGGCGGCCCCGGCCAACCCGTCCAACGATTTGTTCGCCTTGTCTTGGGCTTCCCGTTGTTTGTCGATGGCGGCGGCGTGTTCGGCCCCGACTTTGGCCAACGATTCCTGCAGGGCGACACCCTCCTCGCCCCGTTTGATGGCCATCGCCAATGCCGCCGTGTTGCCGTGGTATTTTTCCGTGAGGGCGACGAATTCCCGGCGTGTGATGCCGGCGGCATCGGCGGCCTCCCGGAGTTTTTGGCCCAACCGTTGTTGCGTTTCGAACAACGCATAATCGGCATCGATCAGGCGTTCCTTGGCCTTGATCAAATTATTGGTGATTTCATACACCTTGTAGGCGGCCGTGGCGATGGCGGCCCACGCCCCCAACGATGTGGCCAACGCCGCCCCGGTCATCCCGATGCGGGCGGCCAACAATGTGAACCCGGTGATCAATTTGCCAACGACCGTGACCAACAACCCGGTGCCGGTCAGGATGCCGCCCAATGCGATCCCGAATGTCCCGATGGCCTTCGCCAATTCGGGATGCGCCTTGATCCAATCGGTCAATTTGGAAACGACATTCCCGATGCCATCGACCAAATTGGTCAACATCGGCATAATCTGGACGGCGAATTGTTGGGTCACGCCGGCCAACGACGATTTCAGTTTGGACAACGAATCGTTGAATGCGTCCGATGCGGCGGCCGTTTCGGATGAAAACACGACCCCCAACCGGTCGGCCTCGGCGAACAACTTCGCCATCCCGTCCCGACCCTCGTTCAACAACGGGATCAAATCCATCCCGGACCGGCCGAACAAATCCTGCGCCAACGCCGCCTTTTTGGCCCCGTCCTCCATTTTGGAAAAACGGTCGGCGGCATCCATCATCACATCGTTGATGGGCCGCAACGACCCATCGGCGTTCGTGACCGAAATCCCCAATTCGTCGAACGAAATTTTGGCGGCGGCCAATCCCCGGGACGAATCCAACATCCCGGCGGACAACCGGCGCACGCCCGTGACGATGCCCTCCAACGATGTGCCCGATTGGTCGGCGGCGTATTTGTATCGGGAAAGTTCCTCGGTCGAAATGCCGGTCCGTTTCGCCAAGTCGTTGATTTGGTCGCCGGCGTTGGCCGTGGCCTTGACCATTGCGACCAATGTGCCGGTGACGGCCCCGCCGATCGCCGTCATCGCCTTGCCGACACCGGAAATTTTCCGGCCCATTTCGGCGGCATCCCCACCGATTTTTTTGGTGTCGTCGGTGACTTGTTTCAGCCCCTTCGACCAACCGGTGAGGTCCAACAACATTTTGGCCGTGATGGCCCCGGCAACGAACGCCCCGCCTTCGGCCATTTCACACCGCCTTGCCCTTTCGGATCATCCCGGGGAATGCCGTTTTAACCCGTTTAAACGCCGATTTGCGGGGCGATCCCTTGCCGCCCCGGTTCCGGTGCCGGGCCGCCCGTTCCCGGGCCGCCTTGATCAAATCGGCGTTTTCGGCCTCGACCCGTTCGACTTCGGATTCGTCGTGGTCGATGTGGGCCATCCGGTTGGCCAACCCGTTCATTTCGTCACGGATCGTGTCGGCGGTTTGATACGGCAACAACGCCGCATTGTTTCGTTCCATCCGCCCGGCGATCATTTTCCGGTTGGCCTCCGTTGCCCAAAACATCAAATCACGATAATCCATCGCCGCCATTTCGGCGAACGAAAACAGGCCGGGGAATTGGCCGGCGATCAATGCGTAGGTTCGTCCCCCGGCCCGTGCCCGTTTTTTTCGGCTCCGGTCGGACGGACCGACCGTTCGACGATGACCGTCATCAACTGTTGGAGTTGGTCGATGGTCAAACCCATCAACACGGTGATGTCGCCTTCGATCACGGTTTCCAACATTTCCCGGATCGCCCGGGCGGACCCGGCCGCCATTTCGATTTGCAGGGCTTGGATTTTTTCCAACGCCCCCAATGTGATCGGGCGAATCCGGAATGCCTGACCGTCGATCTCGATCTCCAACGGTTCGAACAACGACTTTTTGGTGTCGAGTTTCAGGACGATCATCGTGCCCGTCACATCGCCGAGGCGGCGGAATCCATCCCGATGGTCCCGAACAGACCTTCGAACCCGGACTCCTGCGACACGAACACCTTGAACTTGACCGGGAAAATGCGTTGCGTGTCCTTGTTGAAGGTCAGGTCCAAACCGGCCACGGGATATGTCTTGTAAAAATGAATCCATTCGCACGGATTCGTGGAAATGACATTCCCGCAAATCGGCTTGATGACCAACGCCTTGGCCAACGAATACAGGTCGCACCCGATCTGGTTTTCGATCGGGACGATGCACGGGCCGCCGGCGGGTTCCTCCGTGTGCAGGATGCGGCGCAGTTCGGCGACCGAAAGCCGGGTCAACGGCACATCGATTGTGATGACCGAACCCGTGAGGACGGCGTTGACGGCCGCATCGCCGGCCTGATCCTCGTTGATGTCGGAAACATTCGTTTCCATTGCGACCTTGACATCGCCGAGGGTCTTGCCGAGGTAGGCGGCATCGGATTCGCCGTAGCCCCACACCAAAACGCACGGGCCTTTGTCCAACATTGGGGATGTGGGCATTTCAAACCTCCATTCGAATTTCCGATAACATTATACCGAACCGGACCCCGGTTCGGCGCACGAACCTTGTTCCATCCGGAAAATATAGTTGGTCGAAAAGATGTGCCGGTTGTTGTCGTCCACGCCCAAATATTGCGGGGCATACACCGCCTCAACCGTCATTGCGATGTAGTCCTCGCCCGATCCGTCCATCCGGGGCAGGTTCCATCCGGCCGTCCCGTGGATGGCGTGGAACACGGCGTATGAATCCTCCCGGGATTCGTAATATGTGGCCGCCCGGGTCAACACTTGGATGGCCACATCGACGACATCCTCGTTCGGGAAATATTCCGTGGCCCCGCCGGTTTCCTGCACCAACACATATCGGACCGGGGCGTTTTGTTTCAAATGCCCGGCTTGCAGTTTGGTGCCGATCGTGAACCCGGTCAGGTCGGCGATCAATTGAACGATTTCCCGGAACATCATTTGACTCCCGCCGTTGCCGTTTTCAACAACTCCGCCACGAATTCACCTATGATTTCAGTATATCGTTTCCCGAAAATCGCCATCTTTTTTTCCAAATATTTCGGGCCGGGATCGGATGCGCCCTTGTCGGTCGTCCAATTGATTTTTCGGGATTCCGGGACTTCGTGCCATTTGGCCGCATACACGATGTTGAACCCGCACACGACCGACAGTTGGTTGCCCGATTTGTCGGGCTTGTGGCGGTCGCCGGACTTGTGCAAAATGCCGTCCCCGCCCATCGTCCGAGCCGATCCCCGCAAATCGCCCACATCCTTCGGGGCCATCGGCTTCACATAAATGGCATCCTTCAACAAGGCGTTGGCCGATTGGAACAATCCCCGGCCGACCATCGCCGGCGTGATCGTCCCTTCGGTGTCCAACCGTTTCAATGTCGCCATCAATTCGGTTGCGTCGAATCCAACGCCAATGTCCATCGTGGTTCACGCCAAATAAATTTCCAAATGGGGATGCGAAAAATCCTTCGGCCGGCGGATGTCGATGATGGCCCGGTCGAACGATTCGCCGTCGATTTGGATGCGGTCCTCGTGGGACAGTTTCCGCCCCAACTTGCCGGCCTTTTCGACGGACAACGGCAAATAAATCATCACGGACGACACCCGTTCCTCACCCTTTTGGTCCCGGACCAATTTCGTTTTCCATTCGACATAGCCCTTGACATCGATCAACGATGCCGACGACCCGGAAAACGGTTCGCCCCACGAATCGGCCCCTTGCCATTTGACGATCGTGATCGGATCGACACAATATGCGTTCAACATCGACATTTTATTTTTCCCCCTTTTGGTATAACCCCCACCGTTTTTCCGATCGGATGGCGATGTCCGATGTCGGCAACAACGAATGTTCGCAGTTGGGATGGATCGGCGGGGATTCCTCCAATTTGGGATAGTCGGGATGTTTGCCCGAAATCGAATAAATTTTCCCTTCGAATTCCTTGCACACATCGCATTCGGTTTGGTGATCCGAAAACTGCACCAAATCGTTGTCGTATTCGGCGCACACATCCAATGTGGCCGCCGTTTGGGCATCCCGCATCGTGGTCCGGGACAACATTTCCGAATACGATTTTAGGTTGTAAAGCCGGCCGTTGACTTCGATCAATTCGTCATCGTCGATGAACCGGCGCAAATAATCCTTGATCTTGGAAACCAACGATTTCCGGGAATCCTCGTTGGCCACGGCTTGGGTCGCCCATCGATCGATTTTGGCTTTGGCATCGACCGAATAATCGTATTCGGTGATGTGGACGGCGGCCGCCTTTTCGGCCGCCAATGCCATCACCGCCAAATACCGGTTCGATGTGGTGATGATCGAATTGTTGGCCCTGATCAAAGTCACGGCCAAATCGTCCACCAATTTTTTCCGGGCATCGAACTTCCGGCGTTTGACCGGTTTCAATCCCAACACGGCCATCGTGGTTTTGGCCGTCGATTCGCCCCGGCGATATGCCTTCGGGATCGCCCGTTCGGACCACTCCATCGACATCCGATTCAACAACGCCACGGCCTCGGCGATCTCCGCCCGGGCACGGGCGGCCGATTGGGTCGTGAAGTTGGCCGGGTCGAACTTCCGCAAAATCGAACGGATGCGCCGGCCGGCGTTTTCATAAATCCGGTTCAGCCGGGCGATGTCATCCGTGTTGAATCGGCGGAGTGGCATTGGATCACCCGTTCAATTTGCGGATCAATTCGGCGAATGGGAATTCGAACATACCGGCGTTCGGCAACACGCAATGACCGCCGATCCGGGATTGGATCGGGGCCAACACGGGCCGGCGGACATTGGGCCATCCGATCCGTTCGTAGCCGTCATTGTAGGATTGTTCCCACAATGTCCACGCCTCGGCGAACGGGACATCGTATCGGTCGCACGCCCGTTCGGCCGCCTTCGTGTATTCGATCACGACCCCGTAAAATGTGGTGTCCAACAATTTGGCCAATTCGGTCGTTTCCGACCGCCGGCAAATCTGGACCCGCAACCCGGCCCGATTGAAATATTCGGCGACCGCATCGGCATCCCGGCCGCCGACGAACTTCACGAACTGCCGGATCGATTCGACCATATTGGCGTGCGACCCCCGGATCGGGGAATGCGTGGCCCCGCACGCCGTCGATGTCCCGACCGGGACGGTCGAATGGATGACGGTGTATTTCGGTTTGTAAACGGACCGATAGCCGGCCACGGCGTGAATGAACGCATCCGACCACGGGAAACAAATGTGCAGGATTTCGATCCCGGGGATCGGCGGGGGATCGATGTCGGCGACGATCGTTTCGTGGATGGGGGACAGGACGGCGAACAACGCCGCCCCGACTTCACCGTTGCCCAAAATCAACGACCGCATCGGATCAATCCAAATCGCAAACTTTGGTCCCGACCGATTCGTTTTCGTCCCGGCAAATGTCCACGGCCCCGAACTCGGTGCCCGTGATTTTCCATTCGTCCAACAGTTCCTTGACGAACGCCGGGACGGCCACATCGTAAATTTTGGCCTCGTCGTATTTTTCCTTGACCCGGACGGCTTCGATGACGGCTTGGGCTTGGAGCCCTTTCCGGCGATCCTCGTCGCCCAAATGGACGGCCAAATAATACGCCATTTCGGCCTGCGCCATTTTCAGTTTGACCAATTGGGCGGCGGACGGCGGCAACGCCGGGTCGGGCAACGAATAGTCCTTGAGGTGGAAAATGCGGTTGAACGCATTGGTCAGGACTTTTGTTTTTTGAAAGGTCGGGGACGATTCGATCAAATCGTCCCACGCCTCGGTTTCCAACCGTTCGTCGATGAAATAATCATCGGCTTCCGCCACATCCGTGAAATATCCGATGGCCATTGTGTGCCTCCATCCGGGTCAACGGATTTGTTCCAAAATCAAATCGACCCTGTATTTATTATCGCCCATCTGTCCGCATTTGACGGCCGGCGTGATCACGATCGATTTCACGGCGACCCAATACCAATCCGGGGATTCCCAATTGTTTTGAAAATGCAACCGTTCGTTGATGTCCGCCAAATCGATGAACACGGCCAATTCGGTTTCGGTCAGTTGTTCCCAAACGAACAACCATTCCCGGGTCCGGATGCGTTTGATGTTGAACCGCCGTGTCCCATCGATCTGCCCGACCGTTTCGACCTTGTTGGAATATCCGACCGGCAACATCGGGGCGTTGCGGTCCAACCATCGGAACGGCGGCAGTTTGATTTCGACCCCGCACGGCCCCAACCAAATCCCCGAATCGTCCGACACCGGCGAACACGAAATCGACGGCGACAAGGATCCAGACGGCGAAACCGATCCCGAGGGGGAAACGGACCCGGACGGGGACATCGATCCGGATGGGGACATTGAACCCGATGGGGACATCGATCCGGATGGGGATTCGGATGCGGACATCGATGCGGATGCGGAGGCCGACATCGATGCCGATGCCAATTCCTCCAAATATTTCGGGAACCCGAAATTCAACGCCCCGTGTGTGGGACCGGCGGCGACCGGAAACCCGAGGGTCAAGTCCATCAAATCACCTCGACCGGACCGAAAAACGCCCGGGCATCATCCTCGTCTTGGATGGCGAAATTGGCCAACTCGACCAAATAAATCCCGGCCGAATATCCGGACGGCAATGTGACGACCAATGTTTCCCATTCATCGGAATCGGCCGAATAATCAGTCGCCAACACCGGCCCGATCCGATCGATCAACCGCAATCCGCATTTCCCGAACGGCGATGCGAAAACCGGGGCCGACACGGATTGGCCGGCCTCCAATGCCACATACATCACGGCATATCCGCCGGCGGCGATTTCGATCACGGGCACGCCCAACGCCGCCACGCCCGAAGGATAACCCCCGGACGGATACGAACCCGAACCCGATTCGCCGAAATGATATGCCAATTTCGAACGGCCAATCCCGATCGAATTCAGGTTGTGGTGATTGTAGGGAAGTTCCGCAACCTCGGGGTCCGCATAAAATCCGTTGTAATCGGCCATTTACGCCATCCGGACCGCCGACCAATATTTCGTCGAATAGGTGCCGGAAAAAATCAGCCAATCGACACCATCGATCGAAACCGTTTCGCCGGATGTCGGCGAAAAATTCAACGATGACCCGGCCCCCAAATCGGCGACCCCCTCCAATGTCCCGACCGCCAATCCCGTGTAGGAACCGGCAATTGGCATTTCCCCGGCCAACCGCAAAACGCCGTCGATGCCCATAATCTGACGGTATGTTGAATTGGTGGCACCGCCGTCCGGTTGAATATTGGGGGAATTCCCATTTTCATCGAAAAGGAATCGTTGGCCGACCGAATTCGACCCGGTTGGGATATAGGCCAAATTGTTGTAGTAAGTCGTTCCGGCCGAACCGCCCGTGATCAAAACGATATTTTTCGATCGATCATATCGGCGTGGGGCACCGATATATTGGGCTTGCCAATTCGTTGCGTCGATGTAGATGATCCGGTGATCCAACACGGACAAATACCACCCGCCCCCATTCGGCCGGCGGGCACGGAATGTGATTGTGCCCAACGATGCGGCAATGCCGATCCCGATGCCGGCGTGGCCGACCGCATCCCACCCTTCCCACAGTTCGATTTCCCAATAGCCGGAGTTGTTGTCTTTCACATACACATAAAAATCGATGTTTTCGTCGGCATCGTGGCAACGATAAACTTTGGCGTTCGTGCCGGCGGATGCATCATAGACGGACCACTTTCCGACCCCATCGACCAATGCATCCCAAATCGTCGAAAGGCCGGTTCCGGCGGCGGCGGATGCGAATGTTCCCGAACTCCACATTTCAATCCTCCATCACGCCATCCGAACGGCGGCCCCGTAATATGTCCCGTATGAACCGGTGACGACCAACCAATCCTCGCCCCGGAGTTGGAACAAATGGCCGGTTCGCATATTGCGAACTTGTGAGCCGCCGCCCAAATCGACGACCCCATCCAATGTTCCGATCGCATATCCGGTCGTTTGGCCGGACACGATTTTTTCACCGGGGAAATGGAATCGCCCGTCGATGCCGAATAAAATCCGATAATTCGATGCGGTTTGCCCCCCATCGCCACGGACCAACGCCTGATTTCCCGCCTCGTCCCACAACCATCGGCACGCCGATTGGGCACTATTCCCGATGTATGACATCGGGCAAACATAAATCGCCCCGGACGAATAGGAACAAATCAAAGGCGTGTTGTATGTCTTCGAATATCGGCGTGGTTGCCCGATATATTGGGCCGTCCACCCCATTGTTTCGATGTAAATCAATCGATGCCCGTTGATGGCCAAGTAAAATCCGCCAACCGGGCGGCGACCGGTGAAAACATAGGTCGAAGACGACACTTCGATATGGTCGCCGATCCCCGTGTGTGCGCCGGCATCCCATCCTTCCCACAATTGGATCGTCCAATATCCAACGAAATTGTCGTTGACCAAAACATAAAAATCATTGTTTTCGGCGGAGTCGGGATCATAACACCGATAGACCTTGGCGTTGGTCCCGGCCGCCGCATCGTAAACGGACCAATTGTCGTAGCCGTCAACGAGGGCATCCCAAACTTTGGCCAATCCCTGCCCGGCCGCCGTCGATGAAAAATTGCCACGATACCACATTTATTTCCCCGATCCCGGGAATGGCGATGGCCACGATGGGCGGCCATCATCCCGGACGACGATTTTGATGTGGCATTCCATACATTGCGCCTTCACCGGGTTGGTGTTCGTCCAAACGAAAAACGCCCGATCCCTTTCGCATACCGGGCACCGCCCGCCGTAAATGTGTTTGGACATATCGACCAACTCCAAACCGAACTTGCGGCACAGGGCGACCCAATCGTGGGCCATCGTCAATCGCCGATTGCCGTCAACACGCAAACATAGCCGGAATTCGATTGGAGGTTGCCGGTCTGGATGGTCAATGTCGTGGTCCCCGTGGGCGGCATTGGATTCACGCCGAATGCGTAAACGGTTCCTTCGGGCAACCCGTCGATCGACAAGTTGATCGGGGAATCCCATCCATCCGCCGCCGTGGTCGTGATCGTGAAAACGGCCGGTTCGCCCTTCGTGACCTCGACTTCGACATCGCCGGTCGCCGGATTGATCGGCCCCATCGTGATGGCGAAATCGCCCGGGGTCCGGATCAATAGGGTGAACCCGATTTCCTTTTCGTTGGCCCCGTTGTCCTGCACCAACGATGCGATGGCGAATCCCAAACCGACCAACAGGATGGCCGCCAATATGATGACGATGATGCGGGCGGGCGTGTTCATCGGGCACCTCCGTTCGTGGTTTCCGATTCAATGATACCACGGACGACCCCACGCCAATGATCCAACAAATCGGCCATTGTTCGTTCAAACGGGACGACCGGCATCCATCCGGTTTGAACCCGGAACGCCGTGTAATCGCCGAACAACAATGGGACATCTGACGGCCGCATCCGTTCGGGATCGGACCGGATTTCCAAATCCGGCAAAATGAACGATCGGCGCATCAATGTGGCCAACACATCCCGGATGGCGATCCGGTTGCCGGCGCAAATGTTATACACCGCCCCTGGTTCGCCGGCGGTGACGGCCATCCAATACGCCCGGACCATATCCCGGACATCGGTGAAGTCCCGTTCGGCCTCCAAATTCCCGACATTGATCACGGGCGGCCGCCGGCCGGCCTCGGCTTCGGCGATTTGTTTGGCGAACGACGATGTGACGAATTGTTCCCCTCGCCGTGGCCCGGTGTGGTTGAACGCCCGGGTCCGGATGATCCGCATCCCGTAGGACCGGAAATATTGGAATCCCAACATATCCTGCGCCACTTTGGAAACGGCATACGGGGACAACGGCCGCAATTCGTTCCGTTCGGTGATGGGGCATTCGTCCGGATGCACCAATCCGTATTCCTCGGACGAACAGGCGATTTGGATCACGGGATCGATCGACAACGATCGGACGGCTTCGAACAAATGGACTTGGCCGGCGATGTTGGTCGTGACCGTTTCGGCCGGGGCGACCCACGATGTCGGGACGAACGATTGGGCGGCCAAATGGAAAATGATGTCGGGCCGGCATTTGGCCACGACCCGCATCACGGACGGATAGTCGTTCAAATCGAATTCGATGAAGGTGAACCGCCCGGCCAAATGGCGGATGTTGTCCATCCGGCAATTGAACCGGTCGGCCCCGTAAATGACCGCCCCGGGTTGGTTGGTCAAAAGGTATTCGATCAAATGCGATCCGGCGAATCCGGCGGTCCCGGTGATCAGGATGTTCATTTCGCCCCCACATCGATCGTGATGTAATAAAAATCCTTGTCCGTGATGATGGCCGGGTTCATCCCGTCGAACAATGTGTTCAATTGGGCCATCGTGTAAACCCGGATGTGCCCGGGGTCGTGTGCGTCAATCGTCGGGGTCGTGATCAACACCCGCCGGCGGGCCATCCCGATCAACCGGCGGACGAATTCCGCATCGTCACGGATGTGTTCGATGACCTCGGAACACACGACCGAATCCCAATGGCCACGGTAGTCGGCCATATCGCCGATCGTCGGGAAAAACAGGAAGTCCATCGCCGGGAACAATTCGATGGCCTTTTCGATCGCCCGGGCGGCGAAATCGATCCCCGCCCATTCGCCCGGATGGCGGCGGGCCATTATCGCCGTCGAATGGCCGAACGCACAACCGACATCGACGAATTGTTTCCCCACGCATTGATCGGCCGCCCAATGCAACCGTTTCCGGTGTTTGGGATAGTCGAGGTGCGTCCACACCTTGTGTTCGATCCAATGGTCGATGTATTGGTCGGCGGTCAGTTCGTTGCCGACCCATTTCGATTTCATTTCCGGTTTGTTGGCCATATCGCCTCCATCAAATCGTCGGTTCGTTTCCGATATGTGTGCGTGGTCAATGTCCGTTCCCGGCCGGCGGCCCCGATCCGGGATCGGCGGAACGGGTCGCCGATCAACTCGGCCGCCCGGCGCATCATATCGTCGTCGTCGTGATAATACACCACCTCGGAGTCCCCGACGAAATGATCGTCGATGCCCGGGCACCAACCGACCAAACACGGCGTGCCCGTGGCCGTGGCCAAATAAATCCGGTTCGACCAATAATGTCCCCCGCACTCGGGCGGGGGTCCGGGCACGAATGCGATTCGGGCGGTTTGGTATGCCCGGAAAAACCGTGGGCCATAAACCCGATCCCATCGACCCCGGCCGATGATCATTCCCCGCCATCGGGCGGACAACCGTTTCAGTTGGCGTTCACGGTATTCGAACCCGGTGTGGTTCCCGCCGGTGTAAATGAAATCGTGCCGGCGGACCTCCGGGGCGGCGACCGTCCCATCGAAATCGGCCGGATCGACCCCCTGCGTCAAATGCATATATCGTGGGGCGATCGATTCCCACGGCCACGAATGGTCGGTCGTGGCCACGAAATCGAACCGGGGCACGACCCGGCGCATCACCGGATGTTTCCACGGGGCGTTCCGCAATGACGGATGGCAATAGTCGAAATACCACAACGCCAACACGGCCGATGGCGGGACGGCCCGGCGCAACCGATCGACGATGCCCGGCGTTTTGTGTTCGTCCGAAACGACCGTGCCGAACGCCAACACCAAATCCGATCCGATCAACGCCGCCGGCGTGACGGCCGGATGATCCATCACCGAAACATCGTGGCCGGCGGCCGCCAATGCCCGGGCGACCCGGTATCCGTTCGGAATGTCCCGCCCGCCGAACGCCCGGTTGGCCGTGATGCACACGATCCGTTTGGTCATCGTTTCCGCCCGGCGTAATGTTCCATCCAATATCGTTTGTAAAACGATTCCCGGATCATCCGGGCGGCCCGGTTGGCGCACAACCGGCCGGCATCGAACGATTCGGGCAGATGTTTCACCGCCCGGGTCGGGATGACATATTTCGGGGCATCGGGGAAACAATGCATTTGCCAAAATAAGTCCTCGACCTCGGATTGGCATCCCAACAAATCCATCGGCAAATATTTCCGAACCGTGCAGGTGATCACGCCCACGAAATCGACCCGTGTGATTTTGACCGAATTGCCCGGGCCGAACATCCGGGTCGATCGATAATATGACGGGCCGTTGAATATCCGGCCGTGGATTCCGTAAATGGCATCGCCGCATTGGTCATACGCACGGCGGAATTGGTCGATCAATCCCGGCAGGGGCACCAAATCGTCGTCGGCCTTGATGACCAAATCGCCCGCCGTCATCGTGGCCACGGCGTGCCGGATGCGGTTCCCGGGATCGGGGATGGCCCGGATCGTCCGGATGGGCAGTTCGGTCCGGAACCCCGCCGGCGAACAATCGCACAACCACACCTCGGGCGTTTGATCCAACCACGCCGCAAGGATCGTTTCCAAATTGGCCAACCGGCGGTAGGTGACGACGACGACCGATGCGGTCATATCAACGGTTCCTTCGACACGATCAAATTGATGTGGTTTTCCAACTTCCGCAAAAACGGATACGATGCCACGATGAACCGGCGTTTCGGTCCCCGGACATACGCCCGCAATTTGCACGCCGCCAACACATCCAAAAATTCGCCGGCGTTGGACCCGATGACCCGCATCCCGAACGGCCAATATTCGACGATGCCGACCAACCGGGGCGACCGTTCGATGGCCACGGATGCGCCACGCAACACGGCCATTTCGTGCCCCTGCGTGTCGATCTTGATGAAGTCGAACCCGGCGGCCAATTCCGGGCATTCGTCGATCGTGGTCGTTTCGATCGGGACCGGGTTGAATCCGTGGGACCGGAACATCCGGTTGTCGCCCGAATTGTCCGGCGACACGAACAGTTCCGCCGGCCGGGTCCGATCGGATGCGGCCCGTTGGTGCAACCGGCCGATGTCGCCGAACCGTTCCATATTGGACCGCCACAATGCGGCGTTCCCGGGATGCGGTTCGAACGCCACGACCCGGCCGGCCGGCCCGACGATCGATGCGGCCAACACGGAATAATATCCGATGTGTGCGCCGACATCGACGAATGTTTGGCCGGCCCGCAAATATCGCCGGACGATGCCCGTTTCGAATCGTTCATATCGGCCATCGATTTTGAGGTGCAACGAATCGCCGGGATCGATGTGGGTCACGATGGATGGATCGGTCATTTGAACCTCACGATGGGGACGGGGCCACGACCGCCGACCGCACGGCGGAAACGGCGGGATGCCTGAAAATGTTCGATGACCGGCGTGATCCGGCCCCGGACCGCCGGATGGTCGAAAATGGCGCAATATTCGATGGGCAGGGCAAACACACGGGCACGCCCGGGATCGGCCCGCAATACGCAATCTAGGGCCTTTTGGTGCCGTATTTCGTGGTGGGTCCGGGCGTATTCGTGCCAATCCGTCACGATCCGCCGGCCCCGTTCGGTGTTGGCGATCCACAATGTCCCGGACAACAATTCCGTCCCGGGTTCCAAACGGGATTGTTTGAACCGGTGGAATGCGATGTCGTATGCCCTACATTTCGACAGTTCATCGAAAATTGTAGGGTATGACCGGAACACGCCGTCCGCATCGACCCACACGACATCCCGGCCGGGATGATCGTGCATCGCCTCCAAAATGACGGACGATTTGAAATCCAAATTTCCCCGCCACGATCCGGTGTTCGGTTTGGGATACACCATCCATTTGATGCCGTTGGCGATGGCGGACGATATGAACCGTTTGACCTCGGTTTCGTATCCGGTGCCGGCCGTGAAAAATGTCACGGCGACCCACGACCATTCGTGCGTATAAGGTTCGTGCGTCACGGCAACCCGGCCCCGTTTGGATCCTCGGCGATCCCCCCGTGCGTGCGGCGTTCGATGTCGTCCTCGACCGGGGCCGATTCGTATGTTTCCAAACACACGCAATCGGTTTCGGCGATGAATTGATGCCACACGCCGACCGGGATGGTCAACGAATCCCCGGGTTCCAAAACGGTGACATCCGGGGTTTCGGAAATGAACCCGTTGGCCGGCCATTGCCGGATTTTCAGTTTGCCCCGAACGACATAAAAATGGTTCACTTTCCGAAGGTGTTTATGTTCCGACGAAAACCCGCCGGCCCGGATGTCCAAAAGGTGAATACTAAACACCGGTCGTTGGACGATCGCCGTGGTCGTCCCCCACACCTTGCCCTGCCGATCGGTCATTCAACACCTCGTCGATGGTTTTGAACGGGAATGCCCGCAACGCCGAAGCCGGATTCAAATTGTAAATCACGGCCCGGCCTTTTAAATGCGCCTTGAAATTTTCGAATTCCCGGATGAACGAACGGCCGACACTCGGGTTGGCCCGTGGCCCATATCCCGTGTGCCAATGCGACGATTGCCCTTTGTGGAATCCGCAATCGTATCCCATCAAATAAATCGGGGAACATCCCAATGTGAACGCCAAGTTCATCGCCCCGTGCCCCGAATTGTTTCCGTGGTAAAGCCCTTTGGCGTGCGACCCGGAACAACCGTTCCGGCCCAATGACCGGATCGAAAAACAGTCGTCCAACTTCCGGCCCATCAAATTCAAAAAAACCCGATGGCCGGTGAACCGATCCCATTCCGCCTTTTTGACGGCGGATTCGTGATACATTTTGTAAAGTTTCCAATCCATAAAAAATGCGATGTCGGCCCACGGGATGAATTCCAACGCCCGGTTGATGGCGATGATCCGGCCGTGGCCCCGGAGTCGCCCGAAATCGAATCCCCGCAATGACGGGCCGCCGCCGATGATGAACACGGGTTGGCCACGCCACGCCCCATCGGGGACGACCTCGTGGAACGGTTTGTGCGGGGCGACTTGCCGGCGGACCATTTCCTGCGTCTGCCGGTGGAGTTGTTCACGATCACGGAATATTTTTTGGACCCGTTTGGATCGTGTGGTCAACATCATTTGGTTTGCAAATAAAATTGCCGGGCACGGCCTGATCAGTTTCATCCGATCGACCGTGCCCGGCCCATTGTCATCGTTTCGTCAATCCCCCGTGGGATTAACCCTGCCTCGTTCCGGACCCGGCCGGGTCGAACTCACCGGTCGGTTCGGTCGGATCGCCCGTGACCTCGACATCACCGCAACCCGCCACGGGGCTGAAGGTGTCCACGGTCGGGCACGACCCGGAGGTGGCCTCGAATTCGATGCAGGCGATCTGTTCCAAATCGCCGATGCATCCGCCGTGGCGCATCCAACCGGCCACGGTGTCGGTGTAGGACAGGATGTCGAAATCGTCGAACAGGGTCAGGTCCATCCGGTAGCCGATCTTGAGGGTCCGCCGGGGCAGGATGACCATCACCCGGTTGGTGTTGGTCAACATCATCGTGGTGATCATTCGGAAATTGTAATCCACGATGGCCGGCGAACCGGCGAACGCCTGATTGACGACACCCAACGCCTGTCGGACACGGCCCCGGAGTTGCACGGGGGTCAGGACGATGAATTCCGTGGTCCCCGGGTTCAGGCCGTATCCCCGATTGCGGAGCCGGGTCAGGATGTGCGTGGCGGCGTAGTTGAGGGATTCGGCGATCGAACGGGCATCGGCCGTGCAATCCGAACAATCGGATGCGATTGCGGCGCAACACCCGACCGCATCGGCGGCCGCCTCCAACAGGGCGTAATAAATCGCCGCCCGGGAGGCATACGCCTTGTTGCGGAATTCGATGGCGTTGTCCTCGATCGTCCACCAATCGCCGTCTTCGAACAGTTGCCGGTGCCATCCCAACGCCCCGCCGTAATAACAAAAATAACACCGGTATTTGGCGGCGGCCATCTGATAGACCTTGACCTTTTCGCCCGGTTTGATTTCCCGGAAGGTCAGGCCGGATGCGGCCCCGGCGACATCGAACCCGGATGCCTTCGTGCCGGAAAAGTCCCGGACATCGAAGATGGATTCGAACCCGGAATCGTAATCGGTCTGCAGGTGGAATTTTTCCACGACATCGATGGCCTTTTCGTTGGGATAGCCGTCCGACATCAGGGTGAATTCCTGAACCGACCGGTGCGCCTTGACGAACTCATCGACCTTGGCGAACCGTTCCGGGATGAACCGGTTGGGCATCGCCACGAAATACTGCAGGGCACCGGCCAACATCCGCCGGGATTCCCGGTTCCGGAAATCGAACTTGGCCCAATCGAGATTGAAAATGCGGCTTTTCATATTGGGCCTCCGTTATGCACGGACCACGGCGCATCCGCCGTCGAGGTCGATTTCCACGAGGGCTTCGGTCGCCCCCGCCGGTTCCGTGCAGGTGCCGATCCGGTAATAGGATGTGTCGAAGGTCGGCGTGACGAAACCATCGGCCGGGTCATAATAGACCGCATCGCCGGGCAGGAAAATGTCCGTCGATTCGGTCTTTTTGGGGACGATGACCTTTTCGGCCTCATACCACAGGACACCTTCATCCCCGAAGTCGGCATCCTCCAACAGGATGCCAACCGTGTCCTGAACCACGATCAACCACGAAATGCCGGCGGCCCACGCATTGCGTTGCCCGAGGAGGCCGGCCGTCACATCGCAGGTGAACTTGAACGACCGCCAATCGCCCATCGGCGTTGCGGTCCGGAGGACATTCGGCATTGCCTTTCACCTTTCGTTCGAAATTGCCGCCGGGATCGGAATCCGGCCGGCCCGGATTATGTCCGGATCATCGGATTTTTCGCCGGGTCGATATACGGGTTATCCGTGCCGGCATCGTGATGTTCGGCCGGTTCGGCACCGGGCACGGGTTCGTCACCCTCGCCCTTTTCGCCGCCGCCGCCGTTGCCGGGTTTGGTTTCGACCCCGAACACATCCTTGGCGATCCGGTTGTATTCGTCGATCTCGGAATCCAAATAGGCGTTGAATTCCTTTTCGACATCATCCGGGTTGGTCGGTGTGAACCGCCCGATGCGGTTTTGGATGAACTTCGTTTGCCGGTCATCCAGTTTCCGGCCTTTCCGTTGCGTTTCGAACAACGGACCCACCCGGGATTTCGCCGTGTCGGTTTTGAGGCCGTTGATGGTTTTGGTCAAATCCGCAACCTTGTCGTCGTGGGTCTTTTGGATTTTTTCCAATTTTTCCTCGGCATCTTTCCGGCGGGCGAACTCCCCCGCAATCCGTTCCCGGACCCGATCTTCCGCCAACCCACGAACGATCGGGTCGGCGGCCATTTCCTCCATCCCGAAAACATCGGATGGTTTTACCTTTTCCGATTTGAGGAATGTTCGGACATCCTCCATCGTAAGGTCCATTAGGTTGCCTCCATCGATATGTTGATTTTTGGCGAATGCCTGTAATTGGCCCAACAATGTGGCCCCGGCGAACCCCGGGGTTTCGACGGCCGACGATGCCAACGCAATCCCGGTGACATCATCGACCTCGGCGATCACGACATTTTTGCCCTTTTGTTCCATTTGGACATCGGCTTCGATCGATGCGACATCCAACGGCAAGTGCCGAAACGCCGGATAAATATAACACGCCACGACCGACGACAACCGTTCGCCGATCCGCATCAACCGTTTCCCGACGACCTCGCCGATCGGCGTGCGTGGGCCGGTGTCGCCGGCGGCCGGATGGCCGTGGAACAGTTGGATGCCGGCGGCGATTTTGTCGTGCAGTTTTTGGATCGCATCCCGGAACCATTGTTTGACGACATTCCCGATTCCGACGACATTGCCCCGGGCCTCGCCTTCGTGCCCGATGACGAACGCCTTGAAAACGGGACGGGGATCGGCGGCCTTGATTTCGTTGATCTTGGCCATCGGGATCATTGCGGCGATTTCGTTCGCCGCCATTTCCCGCAACCGAACTTTGATCCTCATTTGTCGCCCATAATGTCCACGAAATCGATCCACGCCTTGTCTGATGTGATTATATCACGCCGGATTTGTTGCCGTTTCCACGATGGCATCCCGGCGGCCGCCATCGCCCGATCGATGAACCGCAACACACGCCGGGCTTTGCGGATCGCCCGGGTCAACCGCCACGCCCGGAATCGCCGTGTGATCCGGTTCATTTGGCGGCGGTGTCGGATTTACGGGGCCGGCCCGGCCGACCTTTGGGCTTGGCCGGGGCCGTGGCGGCGGCCGGCTTGATCGAATCGGCCTTGATCATCCCGGACAACACGGCCTCGCCGGCCCGTTGGATGATGGACTTCCCGCCGGGTTGTTTGGCCGAACGCCCGTGCGTGAGGATGCCGGCGGCTTTGCGTTGGGCCGCCAACATCGCATCCCGTTTCCGGCGTTCGATGTCCCGGAGTTCGTTCGTCTGGATGCCGGGGAAACCGTCCTTGGGGATCGGATTCGGCGTGACCTTTTTCACGCCCCGATACCGATCCGGGTTCGGCCGGAATTGCGCCGGAACGATCCCGTTCGACAGGATCGGATTCCGTTTGGTCGCATCGGGCCGGACCCCCTTTTTCACGGTGTCCGTGGAAATCATTGTTCAATCCTCCATTTTGATGATGGGATTTTTCGCCGGGTCCAAATGATCCGGCAGTTCGGATTCGGAAACGGCCGCATCGAAACGGCCGCCGTGTTTGGCGCATTCCGCCCGTGCCTCGGCGGCCGACCATTGGTCCTTCGGATACCGGATGGCTTGGGTCGTCGTCGTCGACTTCCCACGCAACCGGCCGATGATGATGGACACCTTGCCCTGTTTGATCCGGCGGAACGACCCGGGTTCGAAATCCCCGGGTTCCTTGATGCGACAGGCGTGTTCGTTGGGATATGGCATCGTTCGCCCCCTCACAGGCCGAACGGATTCCGTATCCGCCGGCCACGGTGTTCACGGCGTTTTTTGATCCCGACGATCGTGCCGCATTTGGGGTTGAAACATTTGGCGCATATCGCCCATCCCTGCCGGCGTTGCGGGCATTTGCACGGGATTTGGAACATCCGGGATTGGCATTTGGGACACGGGGTTTCGATCGTGATGATGCCGGCGACCTTCGGTTGGGCGGTCGAAATCATTGTTCATCCTCCACGGCCGATCCCCCGTTCCCGCCGCCGGCGGCGGCCGCCGCCAACCGTTCGGTTCGCATCCGTTCCAATTCCCGTTTGGCCGATTCCAATTCGGACGCATCGGCGGCCTCCGCCTTTGCGGCCTCATCGTCCATATCGACACCCGGGATTTGGGACGCAACGAATTCCTTCGAAACGATGCCGGCCGTGAACGCCGGGATCAACACATTTTGGAGGTTGTTCCAATGATCCTGCGAAATCAACGGGATGGTCACGCCGATTTTTTCGGGGTCCAATTTGGTCGACTTTTGGGCGGACCCGGTTTTGGCGTTGAACATCGCCATCGCCTTTTCGATCAATTCGGTGTATGCCCCGATCCAAATGGACCGTTCCCGGGTCGTGGCGGCCATCACCAATTCCCGTGTGTTGTCGCCCGTGGCCCGGTTTTTCAAAAGGTCCAACAACCCCAAATAATGAATCGGCACGCCCGTGGTGCCGGAAATCATCTTGGTCGTGGTTTCGATTTCGGCGATCAAATTGGTCACGCCGGCGGTGTCCGGGGATTTGTATGAAAACGACCCGATGTGGACGATGGCCTTGCCGATCCGCCAATTGGTGTCGGTCAAATAGGCGATCAACGCCTTTGCGTCCTGCGCCGTGGCGCATTCGAAATCCGGGGTCGGTGATGCGAACAAATGGAGGATTTCCCGGAGGTCACGCAACGCCCGGTCCAACCGATCGATTTCGGTCAGGCATTTCATAATTTTCGGTTGGGCATCGTTGGGATCGGTGATCCGGCCGCCGAACTTTTTGTAAACGAATTCCGGTTCGTTGATCGTGGTTTTTTCCGTTTTCCCCGATTCGATCCACGACAGGGTTTTGAACCACATATAATCGTTCGGGTCCGGGGTCACGGTGTATTTTTTGGCCAACCACGAAATGAACCGGACGGACGGCAACCCCGTGCGGCCACGGAACGGGTCGTTTTTCAAATCGTCCCATTTCAACCGCAACGCCAACTTGCCTTCGATTTCGACTTCCTTGGCCAATTCCTGCGCCATTTCGGCATCCAACGAATTGTATTCCAAAAAGTCGTTGGCGAATTGGAGTTCGGTTTCGGCCTCGGCCTTGGTGTCGGTTTTGTGGACGACCTTGATGCCCTCGCCCAAAATGAACGCCGCCCGCAAATCGATGATCGTTCCGGTTTGGACGCATCCCCATTCGGATTTCGAAATGTATTTGTCGGAAATGGCCTGAATGGCGGTGCCATAATCCCGGTAGTCGTTCCCGACATACCGTTGTTCCACCTCGGTGACGGACAGGATGTTATCGACCAAAAGTTCCTGAATGCGGTTGGCTTTTTTCAACGCATCGGCGGCATCCGCACGGGCGGCGGCGGCGGCCGTTTGGGCCGTTTCCAATTTCCCGGTCAGTTCCCGAATCTGTTGTTTCGCCCGTGTGTTGAAAATGGCCATTGCCGCCCCCATTATCGTGGTCGGATGTCGTGTTTCAAAACGCCAAAAACGATCCCGGAGTGTTTCACATTTGATATTATGCCATATCGGGTCGCATCGATGGCGTGGTTGTCGAAATTCACGGGTTCCGCCATCGGCCGGCCGGATTTATCCTTTCGCCAATGATACCGGTTCACCTCGTTCACCAAATCCTGCGATCCGGCGATGATGTGGATTTTCATCGATTTCATTTTGTCGATCCCGGAACGGACCGAATCCGGCCCCTTGTCGGCCGGGCACGCATTGAACCCGTATCCCTGAATTTCGGCGATGGATTTGGGTTCGGCGGAATCGAAATAAATCGGCGCATCGTGGGTCACGCCCCGTTCGCCCATCAATGTGGCCAATCCCTGATTGGTCAATCCGGTTTGGTAAATGACGACCTCGACCCAATATTCGTCGGCCCGGCGATAAATGCGGACCACGGCGGCCGGATCGATCGAATATCCGAAATCCCCGCCATAAATGATTTCGTCGAATTTGGCCGGCGGCCCGGGAACGACATCCCATTGGAAAATGCGGCCCTGCGGTGATGCCCATTTGCCCAACCGATAAATCGAATAAAACGCCTCGTCCTTGTCGGCCAACGCATCCAATCGTTTGGCATATTCGGCCCGGACGGCGGCGATCGGATTGTCATCGACCGTGGAATGGTGGACGAATGCGGACGGATCGATCCGGTCGAAAAACATTTCCTTCAACCACGGGGCCTCGGCCTCGACCGGGTTGAACGAACAAATGATTTGGTGATAATTCGGACCCGGCTCCCGCAACCGCAAATCGATCTGCAAAAATTCGTCCTTCGAAAACTCGGTCGTTTCCTCCAACCACACGCCCGTGATGCCCTTGATCGATTTGATTTTTTCCGGGTCGTCCATCCCTTCGAAAATGTATTCGACCGGGCCGCACGGGCCGATGTATTCGATTTTGCGTTCGGATTTGTTGTAGGTGTGGGGGATTTCGTTTTCGGCCAACACCGATCGGACAACGGCGATGACGGAATCCGCCAATGTGCGGCGGATTTTCCGCATCACCAACCAACGATGCCGTCCTTCGGTTTGGGATCGGACGGCCAACTTGCGGGCGGCGAATTCGGATTTCCCGGACCCGCCGCCGCCGACCAAAACCAAATACCGGTCACGGCGGGCCAACAACGGATAAAACGATCGGGATAAAACGACCCTCATTTCGATTTTGTCTCGACGACTTCGATGATCACCTTGTTATCGACGGAAACCTCGCCGCCGTGATCGACATTGTGGCGGTCCCGCCATTTGGTCGGTTGCCGGTTTTTCAACCAAAAAATCATCGCCGTGGTGTCGCCGTCCAACGCCTTTTTGTAAAGCCGGCCGATCACTTGGAGGTCGGCCCGATCCTTGCCCCGTTTGATGACCTGTTCGACGGACGGATATTTGTGGCGCATCGATTTCAATGTCGTTTCGGACACGCCCAACGCATTGGCGATTTGATCGTTGGTCGCCCCCATTGCGGCGATGTTTTCGATGCGGATCAAATCGGGAATGGGGATCGGTTTCCGGCCGGGTTTGCCCTTGACCGGGGCCGGTGCCGGCGGTGCCGGCGGCGGGGTCCGGCGTTTGTATTTGCGGCGGGGTTTCATTGCGGTCATATTATATCCCACGGCCGGCCCGGGATTTGGGCCGGGAATGGCCGCCATTTGCGATTTCCGGGCCGATCTGCCCGGGGTCAGGGTGATGGGGCGGGGGGGTCGGATTCGAACCGCCGCCTTCGATCTGGACGACCGATGTGCCAACCGCAACACTTCCCCCGCATCGTTTCGGATATGGTTGCCGCATTCGTTCGATCCGGGCGATCAACGCCGCATCGGATCGATCCAAAATGAAAACATACCGGCCTTTGGGATTGGTCTTTTGTTCCCGCCATCCATTCGCCAACAAAAACGCCCGGGCCGCCGGCGTTTTCATTCGTTGGTCTTTGGCCCATTTGGTGAATTGATTGAATGACATCAACCGCCCGTGTTGGGAAACGAACTGCGGCCACACCGATCCCGTGCCGATGTAAATCCAATTGGTCGCCTGATACACGGTTCCGATTTCGCCGGCATCCGTGTCGGCGAACGCCACGGCGATTTTGTTCCCCAACCGTTGTTCGAACCGCAACGAATGGCCGATCAATTTGGAATTGGCCCCGGGCGGCGACCAATGCACATTCGCCCCACGGCCCAAATAGGCCAACCGGTTTCCGTCCACGCCGAACGATTTGGCCAACGATGGCAACCCGAACCCGGACGGGGCGAATGTGGTCACGCCGGCGCAATACGGTCCGAAAAAAATCCCGTAAAACCGATTGACCCCCGTGGCCATCGTGCCCAACCATTCGTATTTTTTGATGACCATTTCGGCCAACCGCCGGGACACGGGGCGGACGATGGCGGTTTTCAACGACAAATCGACATCGGGCGTGCCTTCGTGGAGGTATGAATCCCGGACCCGTTTTTGCCAACAAACATCGGTCCGTTCACGAAATGTGAACCGTGACACCATCGATCGTCCCCCACTCATCCAACACGGCTTTGAATTTCGCCAAATGTTCGGATGAACAATAAATCTCGACCAACCGATCCGCCTTGAGGTTCGGGCCTTCGAACGCCCCGGCCGGCGGCAACGATGGGCCGGATTTTCCGATGACCTTCCGCAAATCGATGGGATCGACGAAATCGATTTTGTAAAGTTCGACATCGATCTCACCGGTCAACGGAATGGCCAATTCGGCCAATTGGGTTTCGTCGTAGTGCCCGGCCCGATCGTTGTCGGACAGGGCATATTCCAATTTGCGGGCATCGGACGGGGCATCGACGATGGACACATCGACGGCCGTGTGGCCCAACTCCCGCAACGCCCGCAACCGCATATTCCCGCCCAACACGATCCATTTGCCTTTCGGGCCGGCGGTGACGATCAACGGCTTATATGGGTTCAAACGGGCGATTTGTTTTTTAAGGCGGTCGAAATCGGATTTGGAAATCCCACGGGGATTCCGATCCCACAACTCGACATCGCCGATTGGGACACGGCGGATGATCAATCCGGCCGTGGTTTTGGCGGGCGTTTTGTCCGGGGCCGGCGATCTGGACGGGGCGGCGGATTTGGGTTTGGAATGTCCCGGGGATTGTCGGGTCACTTGCCGCCCCGGATCATCAAGATTTGATCGACCTTTCCTTCGATCCGTTTCAACGATCCATCGGCCGATTCCTTGAACTCCATCAATGCGGCGATGGATTCGCCGTGATCACGGCAAGTTTGGGCCTCGCCCGGGCACGGCATTTTTTTGCCGTTGCCACGGTGCCGGATTTTGTTGATGCCGGCTTCGACGATTTTCAGGATTGCGATCAAAATGGCACCGTCCAAAACGAATGTTCCGGTGCCGGCAAAAAACCCGCCTCCCGTCTTGGCGGCCTCGACGGCGGCTTGGGCGACGAACGCCCCGGCGGCGGCGATCACTTCGGAACCCCGGGGACGACACCCTTGCGGAATATGGCGAATTTGGCCGGATCGTATCCGATTCGGATCAATTCCGCCATCTGTTTCCGGCATTGCCGGTGCGAAAATGTCCCGATCGATTTCCAACCGGACGGCTCATTATACCAAAGGGTGAACGCCTTTTTTTTGAACAACGCCGGGATGATCCCGATGATCGCCCCGATCACCGGTTCGATGATGGCCGCCGGGATTTTTGCGGCGGCGGATTTCAGTCGTTCCGCCAATTTCATTGTGCGCCTCCAAACGGGTCGAATATTCGATAGTTGGATCCTCGGTAGCCCACCGGGCGGATTTTCACGAATGCGTTGGCGGCGATGGCGGCGGCGTTGTCGATCGTTCCCGATCCCCCGCCGGATGCGCCGATGGTGTGGAACTCGTCGATCAAAAATTCGGTGTGCGTGGCGTTGCCGGCGGCATCATACCAAACGACGAATGCGCCGGCCCGGGGCTTGTCGATGCGGCGGTCACGGAACCGGTCGGCCAACCCGCCGGCGGTCGCATCATACTTGTGCGGGACGATACCAACGGCGGTCAGGATTTCGACGATGAATCCGGAACAATCGAACCCGGCCATCGGATCATCACCGCCCCACCGATAAGGCGTGCCGATGAATGTCCACGCATATCGGATGGCCGTGGCTCGTTTGATTTCCGTCACCAAATCCGACATTTGGCCTCCCGGCTCAAAACGGGGGGCCGGACCGGACGGGAAAACCGGCCCGACCCCCAAATCACTTGGAGGACGATGCGCCACTATTATGACATCGTGTCGAAATCGCCGTCAATCATCGTCCCAATCGGCCCGATGGCACACGATCCGTTGGACGATGCCTTTGATGTCGTCGGGCGAACGCCGGCGGATTCCACGGCGTGCGAAATCGGGGTCGATGTTCAACGCCTTGCATACGGCCCCGAACGAAAACGGTTGCCAACCGACATCGGCCTTTCGGTCGAATATGTATCGTTCGGCCGCCCGCCGATCGGCGATGGCCCGGGCACGGGCCAACCGGTTTTTGATCCGGTCGGGTTCGACGAAATAATCCTTGACCGTGACCAACGCCACGGCGGCCATCAATTTCCGGACCGATTCGGCCGGATATTGGCAATCGCCGAACACGGCGTGGAATGCGGCCGGGTTGGCCCGCAACGGCGGTTCGGATTCGGTCAGTCGCCGTGGCCGGCGATGATCGTCTTTCCCCGCCGAATGACGAACGGCCGCCCGCACGCCGGACATTTCAACTCCCCGCCGGTGATAGGCCTTTCGTGACTTTGGACCAAAAAAATTTTTTGACCGCAATGGTGGCACGACACACGGAAGTCCGCCGGCATTTTCACGGGCCGGCCCGCCCGCCGTTTGTTCACACATTGCGGATCGTTCATTTCCCCGATGGAATGGTCATCGCCGGCTCGGCCTTTTTCCCGTTGCCGCCCTTTTCGGCGGCGGCCTTTTCGGCGGCCTTTTTGTCCCGTTCCCGTTTCCGCATTTCGGCCGCCTCGTCGGTGACTTCCTGAAAATGCGACACGGCCCGGGGCCGGATCATATACCGGTCCGATGCGGTGTAGGACTTCCCACGGATCGGGATGCCCAACCGGAACATCATCGTGCGGACGAACCCCAACCGTTCGCCACGGATGGCCAACGGTGTCCCGTTCATCAAATGGAAAACTACCGGCATTTTTGGTCCTCCTCATAAAATCCGATCCATTCGGCTTCGATCCGTGTGGTCAATTTTTTTCGGTCGCCCAAAAACGCCCGGACGATCCATCCGCCCAAATGGGCGGCGATCGAATGTTGCACCATAAAGGGCGTTTGGCGTTCGAATGTGCCCGTCAACACCGTGGCCACATTCCGGTATTGGGGCATATACATCGCCTTGTGATAATGGCCGATGGCGATCAAATCGGGCTTGGTCCCGCCGGCCATCGATTCGACGATCTTTTGGGCGTGGTAGGAAACGGCGTAGGCGGTGCCGCCGCCGGGATGCAACAACCGGACCACGAACGGGCGGCCGTCCGCCGATCGCAACACCACATCGCCGACATCCTGCCCGATGAATTTCCAATCCGGCCGGGCCACGCCCAATTCATCGCCCACGACCAACCCGACCAACTTTTTGAACGAATTGTCGTGGTTGCCCGTGATGAAAATGGTCCGGATGTCGCCCTTGACCGGGACTTCCCGGGCGAACGATGCCCGTTGTTCCGGCCACGATTTTGCATCGGGCCGCAGTTCGAATTCCTGTCCCTTGTAAACCCGCCAACCGGCGACGACATCGCCCGTGTGCAACACGGTCGTGATGCCCTCGTCGGCCAACCGGGCGTAAAACGCCCCCAACGCATCGGGTTCGAAATACAACGACCCGATGTGCGTGTCCCCGATCAACCCGAATGCGATCGTGTTTTCGGGGAACCGCCCGGGCACCTCATAAGGTTTTTGCCGTTTGTAGGTCATCATCAACGATTCGGTCAATGCATTGATGGCGGCGGCCTGTTTCCGTTGTTTTTCCAAACCGGCCGGACCCTCGGCGACCAGTTGTTGAATCTCGCCCAAGTCAACGATTTTTTTCGGCACGGGCGTTGTCCTTTCCTTTGGATTTGTGGGCGGCGATGTATCGCCGGATGTCGTCATATCGGGATCGGCGGCCCCGCAATGGGAACAACTTGGTCCCCCGCCGTGCCCGATATGTCGCCGGCCGCATCGTCATTCGTCCCGCAATCGAATGGCCTCGGCCACATCGACCGCACTTCCCCAATACCACGCCCCCTCGGATTGGTCGGGGTCCAACCGCAGTTTGACCCGGACCGCCCGGAATTCATCGGTGTTTTCGATCGTGCGGCGGAAACGGGCCGCATCACGGCCGGCCGTGCGTTGGCACATTTCCCGTTCCAACATCAACGACCCCGGACGCATCCGGGTCAATTCGTCCCGGATGGCGGCGGCGATGTCGTATCGTTTGCGGACGGCCGACAATTCGATCGTGCCGGCGGGCGTGTGGGGTTCGGGGCGGGCGGGATCGACGGGCCGTTCCGGGATCGGTTCGCCGGCCATCACGGCTTTGATGGACGCACGGTTCGATCCACGGACGGCCGAGGCGATCCGGATCACATCCCAATCGGGATGGTTGGCAATGCATCGGCGGATACGATCCGCCAACGGCAATCGGTTCGTTGGGTTCGTCATCGTTCGGTTTCCCTCCGTTCAAAAAAATGGGAACGGGGCCGGCCGGCAATCGCCATTCCGCCCGGTCGTGCGATTGCGTGGTTCCGGGTTGGACGGTCGGCCCCGGACCGTGACGGTCAGGATGTGGCCCGGCGTGCGGCGATTTCCTTTTTGAACAACAGGCCGACGATGGCCGTCAGGACGGCGATGATGATCTCCGGCGAAATGGGCAGGGCGACTTCCTGCGCCAACGCCGTGACGATCGCCGTCACCATCGTGATCCAAAACTTCGGGTCGGTCCATTTTCCGGACTGCCCGAGTTTGGCGATGTCGGCCTTGGCTTCGCCGAGGATGTAAACGACGATGCCGGCGATGCCGGCGACCACGGCCCCGAGGTTCACCGACAGGCCGAATTCGGTGGACACCACGGCGGCCGCCGCCCCGAGGACGGCCAACACGGAAAAGATGGTTTTGCGTGACATTGCGTCACCTCCGTTTGGATTTATCCCGTGCCGTTTCCGGCATCGGTTCGATTTCGATTTCGACCCGGGGACGAACGCCGTCGATGCGTTCATCATACGACAAATCCAACCACGCCGGCGAATCGTCGTGGATCAACCGCAAATGTTTGATGGCATCGATCAACAGTTTCAATCCGCCGTGGGCGTTGTCCGGGTCCAAGTGGCGTTTGCGGAACGCCCGGATCGTCATCCGGCACCGCCGGGATTCGGGCCAATCGGCCGGGGGAATCGTTTTGTATTCGCCCGAATCCGTGGCGATGGCATCGATGATCCACATCCGCAAATGTTTTTCGGTTCGACGGCGGACGGCCCAATGCATCCGCATCAACTCGTTGGTCGATGGCGGGATATGGCCGTCCAATGTGAACCGGATCATCATTCCCCCCGATCGGGATCGACCCCGACTTCCCGGCGATATTCCCGGATGCGGTGATTGATCACGGCATCGGCGTATATGTTCGCCAACCGTGATGTGGCCCGGTCGACTTCCGCCAATTCGGCCGGGGTCATCATCGCCCGCATCCGTTTACGCAACCGCCGTGCGTCGATGAATATTCGCACCGCCCACACGACCACGGCGATCCCCATCACGCCGAACGGCACGACGACCAACATCCATTCGTTCCTCATTTTTGACCCTCCGTTTTATCCGATCGTATTCGTCCCCCAAAACCCGCCGGCGTTCCCGGGCCGTGGCCCGTTCGTCGGCCCACACGACGACCGTGATTCCCCCGGAATATGTTTCGAAACGGAACCGGTGGACGAACCCGCATCCGCAACACACGACACGGTGTTCGATCGACCGGCGCAAAAATATCGGCTTGTCGGGTTCGACCCGAACGACCTTCATCGGCGTGCCCCGGCGGCGGCATTGATCGCCATTTCCTCGTTCGTGTAATCGACATCATCCAATTGTTTGGACAACCTTTCGTCGATCACGACCATCATAACACAGGCCAATAAAATCAGTAGGATGATCCCGGCGATCAATGTGCCGATGGACGGGGCGATGTTGTGCCGGCGATACCACGGGACGATCGGGGCATACCACGGGCACCGGGTCACATAGGCGGCCCGGTATCCGTCCGGGACACGATGGCATCCCATAAACGGCGTTCCGTCGATCGGTTGCAACCCACGGCATTCGACGCACTTGTGGATTTTCATTTTGGATCGGCCGGCGGCGGTTGGATCAACGCCCGCATTTGCCGGGCGATGTCGAAAAACTGTTCGTCCGTATAGGCCGGGGAATCGCCGTTGACGGCCCGTTGGTCGTTCAACGCCATCATCCCTTCCCGTTCGGTGATTAGGGCCTCCAATTCGACCCGTTTTTCGAAGTCCATCATTTGCCTCCCCGCAACATTTTTTTGAACCTCCGGTGTTCCCGGTCCGGCCATTCGATTTCGAACGGGCCGACCGTGAAGGAGTGGGAAAAATGCCCGGTCGGCGGATAGATGCCTTTCCACATTTCGTTGTATCGATCATCCTTGTCGTCGGCCGGCGGCCAATCCCATCGCCGGGGCCGTTGCATCGCCCACCAAATCCGGACACGGTATCCGGCGATGTGGAACAAAGTGATCGACCCTTCGATGTGGCGGTGTTCGCATTCGGGGCACCGTTGGATTTCAAACATCGTTGCACCTCCGGAACGATACGACCCAAACCGCAGGATTCCGATCCCAACCGAAACCCCGGGCGGCGTTCAATTCGTCCCACAATTCCCGAAACCATTTCGTCGCCGGCTTGGTCACGGGGTCGATCGTGTGATCCATTCCCAATCCCTCGGCCAATGCGTCCCATTCGCCGATGTCCTGAACCCTTTCGACCCGGACCCGGACGATCTCCAAATATATCCGGGCGTATTTCCGGGGCATAAACATCGCCGGTTTCCATCGATACGGACGGATTTGAATCGGTTCGTCCGCCCGATAAAATGGCGTGCCGGCACATTCGCCCCAAGTTTCCCGGACCCACAACCGGCCGCCGGCCGTAAACGGACCCCACGCACTTTCGGGCGGCCGCCATTTGGTCCCTTTCCAAATCATCGATGCGTATGTGCCCGGGCCGGTGATGGCCGGCACCAATGTCGGTTCCGGCGTGATCACCCGGCGGGTCATCGTTTTTTTCCCGGCCAATATCGCCCGGACCATTTCGACCGAAAACAAAATCGGCTTGACGGTCATTTCCGTTTCCTTTTCGGGATGGCGATGAAACACCGGAACGACGATTCGCCCGGACCCCGTGCCCGCAATACCTTGCACGGCCGCCCGCATCGTTGGCATTGGGGTTGGATGCCCCGGATTTTGAACAACGCCCGGGCCGCCTTTTTTTGATGGTCCCGCATCGATGTGCCCATTTGTTCGATCGTCATTTGATCACCCGGATTTCCATCCCGCCGATGAACGCCGCAACCAACCGGTGCCGTTCGTCCAACGGATACCATCCCAATGTATTCAACAAATGGGCGATTTCCTCACGGCGGACAACCCATTCGCCGGCCGCACGGAACCGGGAACAATCGACCAAATCCCGGAACCGCACGCAATAAAAATCGGTCATCTTCGAACCGTCACGGCGTGTTTTGCCCGGCCGTAAATGGTCCGGGGCGAAAATCATTTTGCCCGGGGCCATCCCGACGATCGTGCCGAACGGTGGAACGCCGGCCGTGAATGGGAACTTGACCCCAACGAACCACGCCGGCCATTCGTTTTTGATCGTTTCGCATTGGATGGACAAATAAAAATTCCCGTCCTTCGGGTTGCACGATTTCACATCGATCGTTTCCCCGTCGATCGTGAAATCCATTTGGTGCCGGCGGTGGGGATCGGCGGACCAATCGCCGAATTGGTGGGCGTATTTGGCGAACACGATTTCGCCCAACGCCCCGATGAAGTTTTTCATTTCGGTGTTGTCGGTATCCTGCAATTTGTTCCGCAACCCGGCCCGTTCGCAATTGGCCCGGTGCCGTTTTTGGTAGATGTCCGCCAACTCGGCCATATCGGAATTCACCGGAATCGTGAACGGCTTCGGCCCGGGCGGGAACATCCGGTTCCACGCCGATTCGCCGACATCATCCGCCATTGGATCCTCGTTTCGATGCCCGGATGGAACGGATCATTCCGGGCGTGATCGTGACAACGCCCGCCCGTTCCTGATTCAACATCCCCAATTTCGAACCGACGATGATCGGATGGCACCATTCCCGTTGAAACGCCCGCCATCGGTGATCGTATTTGCCGGCATCGTTTCGATACAACATTGCGAACGGGATGATGCCCAACGACAAAATGAAATTCAACCGTTCGGTCGCCGCATCGAATGTGTCGGTCGGATAGCCGATCAACGCATACGCCGAAATGGTGTGATGGGATAATGTGAACCCGGCATCGACGCACATTTTGACGGCGGCCGCCAACGGTTCACGGTCCCGTGGCCGGTCATAGGCGAAATAAATTCGATCCGGTTTGATGTCGTGCAACCGGCGGGCGACCCACGGTTTCATCAACGCCGCCTCCAACCCGCCTTGAAACACGGCCCGTTTGGGTTGCCGGGCCAACATCGTGAACACCCGTTCGATGTGATCGGTCGAACACGCCAAAAGGTTGTTGTCTTGGACCCGCCATCCATCGGTGACGGGCAATTCCCGGATGCCCCCCTCCCGTTTTGGGACATAACAAAAATAACATTTATTCGGGCATCCCCGGGATGTGATCACATATCCCGTTTTTAAAAAACGGCCGGGCACGAAATCCCCACCGGGATCGCCGAATGCCGGCCCGGTCATCCGGACGGTCGGCCCGATCCGTTTCCATTGATCATACATCCGTTCGGCCAACGGGATGTCGTATGTGAAGGTGACGGAAATCCAATATTCGTCGGCCGGCGGCGGGAACAAATCAGGGAACCCGATTCGCACATCCGGATCGTCCGGCGTGGCGAATGTCCGGCGTGGGAATATCCGGACGATTTTCATTTCGATCGTTTCCGGGGAATCCGCATCCGGACGGCCGGGCCGCCCGGGCCGTGCGATGCCGGCTTGCGCCATTTTTTCCGTTTCCATTCGGGTTCGTCCGGGGTCCGTTCGTGATCGCCCCGGAACATTTTCCCGATCCCGGCCGTGGCGGCCAACAAAAGTGCGACCAACCCCATCGTGTGCGGGCGTGCCCGGATCGTCATTGCCGACCCCCGGGCTTGGGATGGTCACGGTCCCAATCGGCCATTACCTCGGCGACACGGCGTTCGAATTTTTCGGTCGTCACCTTGCCGTCGATCACTTGCCGCATCCCCTCGGATCGGACATTCCGTTCGATCAAATCCCGGGTTCGTTGCCATTCGTCCAATGTCCACTCCCGTTTTGGGTTCGCCCCTACCCGCATTTCCGATGATGGTGTTCGGGCGGACGGCGACGATCCGCCACGGTCCTGCGTCCGGGACAACCAATTGACGATGAACCGCCGATAATTCGATTTGGTTTTGGTCGGGTTGGCCAACAACCATTCGATCATCCGGTCCAATTCAACCGGGATGTCGCACGCCGGATATACTGATTTCCAACGATCGATGTCCTCCGGTTCGATTCCGATCCATCGACGGCCGGCGGCATCGAATTGAATTTCAGATTTTTTTTTATGGGATAAGACATTAGACGATACTATATTATAGGGTTCCGTTTTACCGGAACCCCGTTCCGTTTCGGCGGAACTATCGGGGGATTCACACATTTTATTCAACTTCCGGACCCACCGTTTGGAAAATTGATAATTTTCCCAATTGGTGATGTAAAGTGTGCCATCCCCCAATTTCGTGAGTTTCGGCTTTTCGTCCGGATCGGCGGAATGGATCCGCAAACACTTGTCGATCGTGCGTTCGATCAATTCGACGGGACGACCCAACAACCCGGCCAACGCCGGGATCGGATACGGGAATCCGATGTTCGCCCGGATGTGCCCGTTGTCCTTTGCCCCCAACGCCAAAAAATCGATCCACACGGCGCATTCATCGGCGGCCAATTCCAACCGGGTCGATCCGTAAAGCCACGAATCGACATCCAACGGGAACCATTTCATTGCGTCCGTTTTGCCCATCGTATCCTCATTCCACGCCGTTCGGGCGGCCGGCGGCCGGGGTCAATGGCCGTGGACCGTGCCCGGCCGCCGTCACACGGCGGCGGACGGCCGCCCTCGGGCGATTATTTTTTGTTGGCCTTGGCGACAACCGTGCGGACGGGGAACGCCCGAATGCCGGGTTCGTTGAATTGGTCCTTCAAACGGCTGACGATCAACCCGATCATCTTTTCGTCGATGACCATCACCTTGAATTTGTCCGGGACCAATTTCGGGTCGATGATTTCGAAATCCCATTTGGTCCGTGATGTGAACATTTCCGGTTCGGCGATGGGGCGTTGATCGGGGATCGATTTTTCCAACGCCTCGACCTCGGCATATCCGGAATTGACAACGGCGGCCGCCTCGTCGTTGCGGCCGGTCTTGGCCAACGAATATGCCTCGTCGGCCGTTTGGCCGGCCTTTTGTTCGATGGCCGTTTCGATCCGGGTTTTTTCCCGGGCCGCATCCAATTGCCGTTGATGTTCCCGATGCATCCAATCGGCCAATTTGGGTTTCAGTTCCCGTTCGGCCGCATCGATGGCATCGGTGAATTTCCGTTTGTCGGCGGTCAACGCCCGGTGTTGTTCGTATGCCCGTTTGATGTGCGGGTCCATAAACGCATCGACCCGTTTCCGGGCTTCCCGGCACCGGACCAACATCCCTTCCGCCACGGTCACATCGTCGGCCGTTTCGATCGTCAATTCCCGGGCCATTGCGGCGATCGAATGGACCGACAGTTTGATGGCGGATTCCTCGGCGATGGTGACGGAATCGTTGATGTCCATCAACGCCCCGCCTTTTCCTTGTCGGCCTTCGCCCGGTCGTCGATCAATTTGTGCCGCCACGAATTGATGTAGGCGATGGCCACGCCGATCCCGATGTTGTCGAGGTCGTTCAAATCGGCGATGACCATTTGTTTGTTGGCGACCAAATTGCGGTTGATCCCGATATAAATCTTTTCATCGGAAATCCCCATTTCCCGCAACTTGGCGATGGCCGTTTTCAGATCGGCCAATTTGTCCGGGTCGGCGATTGGGCCGACCGGGGCCGGGGTTTCCGCCGGCGGAGGTTCGTCGTCGAACGGCGCACGCCAATTCGGATCGTCCGGATCGTTGGTGGGGTCGGCGGCGGCCGGGGCGGGTTTGGCCTTTGCGGTGGATGGCGGCCGTCCGGGTCCACGCCGGGCCGGCGGATTGGCCGGATTTGGGGCCGGCTTGGCCGTGGCGGGCCGATCGGCGGCCGGGGCGGCCGAAGGGGCGGGGGTCGCCGGCGGGGCCGTTTTGGGGGCGTTTCCGGGCGTTTCGTCGGGGGGATCGAATTCGTCCCGGGGCCGGCCCAACGGCTTGGCTTTCATCCGTTCATATTCGGCATCGGGGACGATTTCGGCCGTGGCCAATTTGTCGGGTTCGTCGATGCGTTCCTCGGCGATGTAGGGCATCCCGCCCATTTCGTCCGGGAACGCCATCCGGATGGCTTGGGCGATGGCGACCTTTTTCAACATCGTCCGGGGCTTTTCGGCCCAAAAACGGGTCCGGACCTTTTTGCCGGTTTTCCGGGATTGCCCGTTTTCCCAAACCACCTCGTCCTTGTATTGGCAATATTCGTTGAAATAAACCTCGTGGAACAACGGTTTATCCCAACCCCGCCGATACACCTTGACCCACGCCGTGATCGGTTGGCCATCCGGACCATCGGTCGTTCCCGATTCCATCCCCATCCACAACCCGGTCCGGTCGGCCCGTTTCAGATACGATTCGTATCCGACGACGAATGTGGCGGGTTCGTTCGGCTTGTATTTGATCAAATAGATTTCCCGTTTGAACGGGTTCAGGCCGAACATCACGCATTGGTTTAGGAACAATGCGATTTCCTGAGGATTGGCGTGTTGGTTCACATACCGGTGAACCGTGTCGGCGGTCAATTCGATGGCCGCCGATTCGGCCACACGCACGATGGCCGATCCCGTTTTTTCATCCGACATCGAAACCTCCTAAATGGAATTATCGGCACCGGTCAGTTCGGCGATGCGCCGTTTCAACCGGTCGATTTCGTTGGGGTCCACATAATGCCGGCATTGCCATTCCCGGACCCGGCAGTTGGCGGAATGGAATTTGTGTTCCCGTTGTTTCGGGTTGGGCACGAACATCACGGTGCAATGGCGGTAGCCGCATTTTATCCGGGCCGGCCGATGGGTTGGATTCGTTTGGGGCATTCACGACCTCCGGAAATTATGCGGCCCCGGTCCACCGAAACACGGGCGACCCGACGATGGGCCGGCCGTGATCGTCGTCATTGCGATGGGACCGGGGCCGCATTTGAATCGTTGTGGTCCGACCGGGACGGGCGGTGAGGAACGATGAAGCCGCCGCCCGTGTCTCCCCGTGTCGGACATCGCCGGCATTATAACGCCGAATGCCCGAAAAAATCAAGTGGGGAATTTTAGGCAAAAAAAATGCCCGGGGCGGACGGCCGCCTCCGGGCATTGTTGGGGGTCACGATTTTTTCGTTTTCGTGTCGGGAGTCGTGAACCCGACCGGCCCGATCCCGGGCACCGTGATGATGTTCATCCGCCGGCCCGGGGCCATTTTCCCGGCCGCCCGTTTCGCCGCCCGTTTCCGTTTCAGTTCACGGGCGATGTCGGTCATCCCCGTGCGGTCGGCGAACTGTTTGTCGGTTTCCGGATGTGCGCCGGGATGGTCGTCGATCGGGGCGTGGCGTTCGTCCAATTTGGTCCCCGTGACCAACTCGGCCGCCGGCCGGCGGACCCGGCCGGATTCCGATCCCCGCACGACCCGGCGATGTTCACGGACCTTGACCCGGAACGCCGCCCGTTGTTCCCGGGCCGCAACCTTGATGGTCGCCCGGGCCTCCCGTTCACGATAAAACGCATCGGTTTCGATGTCGTGGAACGAAACCGATTTGGTCGTCACCGATGCGTCGAGGATGATGGGCACCTCGTGATCGATGAAGGCGTTCAATTGGGTTTGCCGGGCGGCGTTGCGATACAACGCCAACCCGTTCATCAGTTCGGTCGTGGCCCCGTGCCATCCGTGCAGGGTCGGCGTGTATTTGGCCGGCACGCCGTTGCCGTGATACAGGTCGTTCCATTCGCCGAAATGGGCCGGCGAAATGATGCCCCGGCGCATCGCCGCCACGGTGATCATCGATGCGGACCGGATGTCCAACTCGACCGATTTCATCCGGTCGTGCCACGCCTGAATGCGTGACCAATTGGGGATGACGGCGGCCACGGCCTCCCGGGCCATCAGGGTCAATTCGTCCGTGTCCAACCAACCGGTGTGTTTCCGGAACAGGATGAACTCGGACGAAAAAACCATATTGTCGCACACGAACACCCGTTCGCCGGCGCACAACCCGACCGCCATCGATTTGGCGATCGAATTGCGGATGCCGATGGCGAACCGCAGTTCGTCGTTCGACTTGTTGATTTCCCACACGCCGAACATCTTGTCGTTCGGCGACATCGAATATTCCCGGCGTTCGATGGCGAACCCGGCATCGGCCACGGCCCCGGCCATCGCATCCAACACGGCGGCGTGCGAATACGGATGCCAAGTGGCCGTGAAGTCCGGGCACGGTTCCGCCCGGACGATTTCCTCCGTGACCCGGTTGGTGCCCCGGTGGGCGATCAATGTGGCGTTGGCGTTCATCGGTCCTCCTCGTTCGGTGAATTTAAAACCCGGTCGATCATCGTTTCGATCGTTCGATCCATCGTGTCGCACGGCCCCATCCGCACGCCCGACCGGCGGCGTGTGACATAGGCGGCGATTTCCTCGACCCAATCCGGTTCCCGATCGATTTGGGGATACCGGGCGACGATCCGGGCGGCGGTGTCAACCAATGACAGGATCCGCCTCCGGATCGCCCGCATCCGTTTGATGTCCCGTTTGATGTCCGGCATCGTCATTCCCCGGCCCGGATGTATCGCCGCAACCGGTCGATGGTGTCGTCCATCGTTTCGGCGGCGCACACATTCGAATAGCCGTGTTTGTTGGTCGTGTTGATCCGGATTTCCCGAATCCAACTGTCCTCGGCGAATTCGATGATGCCGGTGTCGATGATCCGTTTCGGGAGTTCGTCCAACACGGATTTGGCCTCGCCGACCAAATCCAAAATGGACGACCGGATAAAGGCGAGCCGTTCGACCGATTCCTTGATGTCCATCGTCGTCACCCGACTTGGACGATCTGCCGGGAATCGGCATCGACCCATCCGTGCCAACGGCGGATGATGATCAACCCGTTGGCGGTGTTGACCTCCCGGATGATGAAATCGCAATATGCGATCGTGCCGTTGGGCGTGTTCCCCTTGAACCAATCCATCGACACATACTTGGCGAACCGTTCCGGGGCGACGACCCCGAACACGGCCCCGCATCCGCAATGGGCGATCCAATTGTTGTTGTCGATGGACTCCCGGTCGATCGTTTGTTCCCGGTTGCAACACGGGCATTTGACGATCGCATCCGGTTGGCGAATGTCGTAGGCGGCCAAATAATTGTTCATCGTTCCTCCATTCAAACGACTTTGATGATCTCGACGGACCGTTTCCGCCGTTCCCGCATCCGTTGTTTGACCCGGGCGATTGCGTCCTCCACGGACCGTGCGATGACCCGATAGGTTCCGATCCCGTAATCCCGGGCCATCAAATCGCCTTCCCAAGTGACCGTGACCGAATACGACCGGTTGTTGACGGTCATATCCGGCCCGCCCGATCGGCGGCGGTTGCGGCCGCCGCCCGCCACGATTCGAAATTGGCCACGGCGTTTTCGTCGATGGTCGTCCAATCGACCGCCTTCAATTGGGCGGTCAACCGGATGACGGCATCCTCGGCGTTTTCCAAATGTTCCGTGACCTGCCCCACGGCGGCCGATGTGAGTCGCCGCCGGTATCCCCGGCCGATCGGAACATCCGCCATTTCGGTCCGGACATCGACGATGATGCCCGGGATTTGACCCAAACATTCGATGGCGTGTTCGACGGCCTGTTTGGCCTCCGCCAACCATTCGGCGGCGGATACATATCCGGTGACGGACGGCACGGGTCACCTCCCCGCCCCGAGCCGGACGACCATCCGATCGGCCGGCACGGCGGCGATGGCGACATATTGGGTCGCCGGCGGATATTTGACGGCGGCGATGTATCCGTTCAGGAACCGTTCGGCATCGGTGATCCGCCATTCGACCCCAACGCACATCGCATCGCCTTGGCGGATGAATGCGATCCGCCGCCACACGGGCGTGTGGTTGGACATCACGGTGATGTCCACGCCCAACCCGGCCTTGGCGGCCCGGGCGATCAGGGCATCCAACTTTTTGTTGGCCATCGTTTACCTCCCCGTTTTTTTGTCGGGTTCGTCGGACCGGATGGCCATCGAATAGACGGCCATCACCGGCAACCAAAAGGTTTTGTGGCAACCCTTTTCCCGGAACCCGATGCGTTTCGATTCCCCATCCAACGCCACGACGACTTGCCGGCCGCCGTGGCATTCGATGATCCGTGTGATGGTCTTGGTCAGGACCGTCATCCGATGTCCTTGCCGGCCATCCGGGCGGCGTATTCGACCTCCCGCCGTTCCCGTTCGGCCGTGATCCGTTCGGCGTGCCGCCGGTATTCGGAAATCGTCATCGGCGTGAAGCCGGCGAAGTCGATCCGATAATACCGGGTTGCGATCGTCCGATCGCCGTCACCGTTGGGCACCGGGATCAAAACGACATCGTTCACGGACACGGAACAAAACTGTTTGGGTTGGAAATCGTTTTGCCCGAAT